GGGAGCGCCTGCGGGAAGCCCAGGCCGCGTTCAATGCCTACATCCGGGAGCGGGACGCCGGCCTGCCGTGCATCAGCTGCGACTCGCTGCCCAGCGACAGCGACTTGATAACGGGCAGTCGCTGGGACGCCGGCCACTACCGCTCAGTCGGCGCCTGTCCAGAGCTGCGGTTCGAGCCGCTCAATGTGCACCGCCAATGCGTCAGGTGCAACCGCAACCTTTCAGGTAACGCCGTCGAATACCGCATCCGGCTGGTAAAGCGCATCGGCGCCGACCAGGTGGATTGGCTCGAAGGCCCTCATCAGCCCCAGCGCCTGACCATCGAAGACCTGCAGGCCATCAAGGCCCTGTACCGCCAGAAACTCCGTGACCTCAAGAGGGCCGCCGCATGAATCCAGCATGGGCATTTTTCATCCTGACCGTTTTCGTGCTGGCGTGCACTGTTGCCCTTGCATGGGCGGGGACGATCCGCAGGAAGCGACACTACGAAGAGTTCTTGCTGCGAAAAGCAGAGCGGAGGGCCAAGTCATGCAACTGAACAGCGCACGGCAGGCCTGGCATGACTGCCTTTACACCGCATGGGACAGCCAGGGCTCGTTCATCGAGAGCCTGGGCATGCTCGGAGCAATGGTCCAGACCACCGAGAAGCAGCGCAAGGCGAGCCATGCGATGCACCAGGCCTTGGCCGGGTACGTCCAGCAGGCCATCGGCACGTTGCCGGAATCACTGCGGGCCTTCGGAAGCTGGATGTATAACCCGATCGAGAACCACGACGACCGTGAGCAGGCCGAGGAAATGGTTTTCATCGCCGCCTACAACGCCGGACCGAAGATGTACGCCAAGAAGTTCGAGAAGGCGCGCACGGTCGCCGCTGGTGTACTGCATCGGTACCGTCGTATGCACCAGGGCGGCCAAAGCGAAGGAATCGACCCATGCCCAACGCCTGAAGTGTTCCGCGCCTGGCTGCTGGCCATCCACGGCCTTGAGCTTTCGTCCGAGCAGTGGGGCAGGGAATGGGAGGGTTTCATCGACGCCTGTTTTGCCGCTTGTAGCGATCTGGACCGCGATGCCTTGGTGCCCGTTTCAAGGGTTTTGAAAGAGATGAAAATGGCCGCTTGACGAAATGTCCGGCTAGTGACACTATTTCGCCATTCTGACAATTTTGCCTTTGGCAAACGCATCACAAGACCCGGCCCTAGCGCCGGGTTTTTTATTGCCCCGAGAGGCCCTCAAGAGTCCCCGGAGGCTCAGTGACCCGATCAACCTGTTGGAGTCTGCTGGCCCTTGGGCTGGCGATGCTCAACTACGTCATGCACCGCGACATCAGCTGCAATGTCTTCTTCGCCACGTTCATCTTCATCCAGGCCCTGAAGCGGCCCAGCGATGAAGATCAGCTGATCGCCACCCGAATGCTCGAGTTCGCCGCCTGCTCAGGCGCTGCGCTGCTCACTTTTGCCATCTTGTCGAGGCTCCTGGGAGTCGAATGGATTCCGCCGGCCTCATGGTAGGGCTGGCGATCATCACCACCGCCCACCGGGAGAGCTTATGAGCGCAGATGGGATTTCAAGCGCGATCATAGTCGGTGCGGCAACAGGCGCTGGCGTCGTGTCAGCCACACAGATACCGATTGACCACGTAATCATCATGGGTGCGATTGGCGGGTGCTGTGCCTTCCTGGCCTCCACCGCTGAGCTCAAATGGGGATCGAAGATCCTCTACGCTGTTTTCTCGTTCATCGCTGGCTACCTGGCCGGCCTGGGCATACTGATCCTCTACCCCTACAACGTGGTTGCAGCTGGCGTGGCCCTGGTCATCTCAGCTCTGGCCTCTACCATGTTCGGATCACTCAAAGCGTGGTCGGAAGGAGGGAAGAAGCCTGCCTGGGTAGAATTCTTCGAGCGCTTCATCCCTTCCGGCCTACTGCGAGGTAAGCGAGATGAAGGATGACGCGAGCACCATCATAGAAACGCTGTCTGCCTGGATGCATGGGATCTTCGCCTGGGTTCAAGCCGTAGCCCCCGAAGTGCTCCTGACCACCCGCGGCATCTGCCACTTGGTGATCTTCCTTATCATCGCCGGGTACCGGAAGAAGACCGACCGCCACCGCCAGTTCGTTGGCCTGATGGCCGGTATGCTGGCTGGTGCGAATCTGGCCGAGGCCTACCGCATCGCCGTCAACTACACATCATTCCTGGCTCTGGCTCAGTTCCCGCTCACCATCTGCATGGTCGGGTTCATGTTCTTCGTCGTGTACTCGCGGGGGAACATGGCCAAGCTGATCCCGCCTCGGTTTGATCGGTTGGTGAGATAGCGCGCCACTAAACAAACAAGCACCGTTTCGTGGTGCGGGAGCTGAAATGACACACATCAAAAGCTTGATCTCAATGGCTTGCATGGTTGCTTGCGCGAGCTTTTTGCTGATGGGCGGCGGCATGGAGAGAGTCGGGCAGGTCGGGCTGGTTGTATACGCAGTGTTGATCGTGTTTCTGACCGCTCTGACCATGCTTGCCAAAGTCCCAGTCGTTGAATCCCCCGTGGCGGTCAAGATTGCCGGGCGAGCTAGCTACCTGTATGTGGTAGCAGTATCAGCTTTCACGGAGCACATGGTCATTGCATTGGTGTTGGCGATCTCCTGGGTGCTGGGGTGGATCTTCCGAGCTGCCAGGAAAGCCGAAGCAGAAAAAGCAACCGCCACAAACAATTGAAGTGCCATTTCGTGGCGCGGAGTAAAAACCTGTGACCACATCAAAACCGCGAATTCAAGTGCCTTCTGGCGGAATTGTCACAACTGACAGCCTACAGAACCTGGTAGCCAACATCGGCACCAACCGGGATAAGCGCACGCACAACCAGTTCGGGTTACAGTTCGTCACACCCTATGAGCTTGAGGCGGCGTACCAGTCGAATTGGTTGGCCCGCCGCATCGTTGACAAGCCGAACGAAGATGCCCTGCGAGAGTGGCGCCGCTTCAACGGCAAGGACGCGAGCAAGATCGCTGCCGAGGAGCGGCGGCTGGGGGTGCAGCAGAAGTACCTGGATGCCTGCTGCTGGGCTGACCTGTACGGCGGCGCGGCCATGCTGATGATCACCGGCCAGGACCTGAGCAAGCCCCTCGACCTGAACAAGGTGAAGAAGGGCGGTCTCAAGAACATCGTGGTGTTCGACCGCTGGGACATTCAGCCGAGCCAATTCAACTTCACCGATCCCCTGGCGCCCAACTGGATGCTGCCCGAGGTGTACACGGTGGTGAACGGCCAGCAGCCTATCCACTACTCGCACGTCATCCGCCGAACTGGCGCACGCCTGCCGCGCCGCATGGCTCAGTTCGAGCAGGGCTGGGGGGATAGCCGACTACGCCGTTGCATGGAAGACCTGCGCGACGTGGTGGCCACCAAGGGCGGCATTGCCTCTCTGGTGCTTGAGGCCAACGTCGATACTATCAGCGTCAAGGGCCTGCAAGGCTCACTGGCCAGCGCTCAATGCGACCAGATCACCGAGCGATATCGCCTATTCGGCATGCTCAAGTCGATCATTCATCTTGGTCTGCTTGATGCTGACAAGGAAACCTACGAGCGCAAGAGCGTTGCCTTCTCCGGCCTGAGTCAGATCATGGAGCAGTTCATGGTGTGGACTGCAGGCGCGGCAGAGATGCCGGTGACCGAACTATGGGGGCAATCCGCCGCTGGGCTCAACTCTACCGGTGACGGTGACCTCAAGACCTACCACGGCACGATCAAGGGCAAGCAAGACGGCCAGATGCGCCGCGACCTGGAACGCTTGGACGAGGTGCTAATCCGGTCCGCCCTGGGCACCTACCCCGACGACATCGAGTTCGAGTGGAACCCGCTCTACCAGAAGTCGAGCGTGGAAGAAGCCCAAGAGGATCTGGCAGACGCCCAAGCCGACCAGATCAACATCGAAAGCGGTGTTATCCGACAGAGCCACGCCATGCGCCGCGCTCAGGCCAAGGGTCGCTACGCCATCACCGACGAGCAGATCGCCGCCCAGGTGCAGCGAGAGAAGGATGAAGACAATGGCCTTGGCTCCGAAGAAGACCTCGAAGCCTTCACCCTTGGAGGCCCTGACGGCGACGAACAAGGCGCTGATGGCAAGAAAGCGCAAGCCACGGGCGCCTGATCCGGTTAGGCCAAGTCAGGACGCTGAGCGCTTCTACAGGGGCCAGCTCAATGCCTTGGTTAGGCTGATGTCGAAGAGTCTGTACGCGGTCATTAGGACTGAGCTAGCCCGCCTCAAGCCCCAGTACACAGCGGACAGCGTGGCCACCCTCGACGGCTGGACTGATGACATCCTCGCCGTTATACGCCGGGTGTCATCGGTGTTCGTCACCAACCTGTTCGACCAGCAGGCGCGTCGGGTAGCGGCTGCCACCATCAGCCGCGCCGAAGCCGACAACGCCGAGGATTTCCGCAAGTCGGTCAATCGAGCCGTGGGCGTGGACTTCAGCCTCATCACCAAGCCAAAGGGCATGGTGGACTACCTGGAAGCATCGACCGCCGAGAACGTCAACCTGATCAAGTCCATCCCGCAGGAGTACTTCCAGCGGGTGGAGACGATAGTGCTTGGCGGCATGAAGAGCGGCCTAGCCCCCACGGCCATCGCCAAGCAGATCCAGGAGCAGACCGGTGTCAGCGCCAGGCGCGCCAAGCTGATCGCCCGTGACCAGGTATCGCAGCTGAACAGCGACCTGACCCGGCAGCGGCAGACAGCGGCAGGGATCGAGTTCTACCGCGTCCAGACCGCCAACGACCAGCGCGTCTCTGGCGACCCCAGCGGCAAGTACCCCAACGCCAAGATCAGCTGCTACGGCATCGCCAAGCAGGACATCGGCTATGGCCCTGGGGTGTACAAGGTCAGCGAAGGCGCCACCTGGCGCGGCGTGACCAACCTGCACCCGGGCAAGCACCACCCGCTCTGCCGGTGCGTAGGGATATCCCTCATCCCCGGCGTGAACTACTTCCCCGACAAGAACGGGTAGCACATGAAGAAAATTACCTTGGACGAGGCCTTCAAGCCTACGTCCCGAACCCGCACGCCTGAAGGTTACCTCTGCGTGAAGGGCATCGCGGCCCGCACGGGGGTTTACCAGTACGTTTCGACGGAGCTGGACCTGCCTGGGCCGGCCCGCATCGTCAACGTCTACAGGCCTCCCGAAGAGGTATTCGCGCCTGAGTCGATGGCCTCCTACATCGACAAGGATGTGACCAACGATCACCCATCGGACCTGGTCAACTCGACCACATTCCGGGAGGTGTCGGTAGGCCACGTCCGAGGCGTTGAGCGCGACGGCGACAACCTGGTCGTCGACATGATCATCAAGGACCAGTCGGCCATCGACGACATCGAGTCAGGCAAGGCTGAGCTTTCGCCCGGTTACACCGCCGAGTATGTCGAGAGCGCCGGTATAGCGCCCTGCGGAACGCCGCACGAGCTGGTTCAGCGAAATATCAGGATCAACCACAACGCAGTGGTAGACGCAGCGCGGGCCGGCAAGGTCGCCCGCATTTTTGACCACAAACCGAAAGGTGTACCAATGGCACAACGGAAAGTCTTCTTAGACTCCAAGAAAAGCCGCTCCATCACCGTTGACGAAGAGGTTGCTCTGGTAGTCGAAGACGCCATTGGCACCCTCCAGAAGACGCTGGATGAAGCGAACGAGCGCGCAGACAAGGCCGAAGCGGCCAAGGATGAAGCCGAGGAAAAGGTGGCAGAGGCGAAGAAATCGACCTCCGACGCCGCTATCGGCGAGCGCGTTAAGCTCACCCTCGACACCATCGCCTCTGCCTCGAAGATCGTGAAGAACTTCGACAGCAAGGGCCTGGTTTCTCCACTGGAAATTAAGCGCGCCGCCCTGGCCCAGCTGAAACCCACCCGTGACTGGGCCGGCAAGTCCGAGGCCTACATCACCGCCGCGTATGACTCCGCCGAGGAGGACGCGAAGGAAACCACCGATGAGGATGACGAGGACGACAAGAGGTCGACCAACGACAGCCTGCGCGGTCTGGCCAACGACCTGAAGAACCGCCCAAAGGCCACAACTGACGGTTCCGACTCCTACAACAAGTTCCTGCGAGGTGAAGCGTAATGGCAATCGCAATCGATACCTTCAGCCAGTACGCTGGCAAGGCCTTCGAGGGTCAAATCAATGACCTGTCGATGGCCGACATCACCTCTGGCGTGGCAGATGTTGCCATCCCGTTCGCCCGCGCCGTTGTGCAGGGCTCCGGTGACAAGCGCGATGCCCTCCCAGGCGCAGGCGCGGCCTTCTTCAAAGGCATCTCGGTTCGCAAGACTGTCGGCGTGAGCTCCAGCTACGTGACCGGCTCCACTGCCAACCCCGCCAACGGCAACGCAGTGGGCGGCTATCGCATCGGCGAGGAAGTGAGCCGTGTATCGCATGGGCGCATCTGGGTGCGCACCGTTGACGGCGCTACCGTCGGTGCTCAGGTGTACGCCAAGCCAACCACTGGCGAGCTGACCAACGCTGCCACCGCAGGCAACCACCTGCTGCAAGGCTGCACCTTCCTGACCGCTGCTGCGGCCGGCGAGTTGGCCCTGATGCAAGTCAAGGCCCTCAACCCAACCACCATTGCCGCCTAAGGAGCGCTCACATGAGAACAATGGACGCTGCGGCCCAGGCGCAACTGGGCTTCCTGGTCGGTAACCTGACCTACATCGAGCAGGAGGTTCTGCGCCAACCGTACCCGGAGATCAAGTATCCCCGTGTGCTGGCCGTGGACACCTCCGCCCCGGACTACACCGAGTCGATTGGCTTCAAGGTCCTCGATTACAAGGGTGAGCCTGCCCCCATCGGCGACCTGTCGCACGACTTCCCCCTGGCTGAGATCGCCTCGAAGATCGGCGGTGTTGACGTTGTCCAGGCTGCCTTGGGCTACACCTACACCCAGATCGAGGTCGGCAAAGCCATGGAAATGGCCAATGCCCAAGGCTTCGGTGGCGCGATCAACTATTTGGCCGAGAAGCCAATCGCGACCCGCACCCTCACCGAGCAGTGGCTGGACCGTGTTGCCTTCATCGGTGACGCGCGCTGGCCTTCGCTGGCCACTGGCGGCCTGGTCCGCTACCCAGGTGTTCCGGTGCTGGCCACTGGCACTCTGCTGGGCGGCGCGAACAAGACCATTGCCCAGATCCTGGCCCAAGCGCCAGACACCGCCGCGAGCGAAATGCTGACCCTGCTGAACAACCTGATCCTTCAGGTTTACCAGGTGCAGACCAACAGCATCTTCCGCCCTACGCACATCCTGCTGCCGCTCAAGCAATACGGCCAGCTGACCACCTTCCGCATCCCGAATACTGCGGAGACGTTGATCAGCTACCTGG